CTTTAGGGGGATGCCTGTCGCCCACCTGATTCGGGCTTTCGAATTCACCTGAGACATCCAGAAGGAGATCTCGGTGAAGTTCCCCCCAGCCGGATGGAAGTAAGCCTTCCCTTTCGAGAAGGCACCTCCACAACGGCCCATGGTCTCGGCATACGCCGAGAGCATGCGGGGGGGCCACGCAGCGATCAGATCGTCCCCCCCAAGGGAGGTCGACCTGAAAGCCACGTGGCTCGAACCTGAACGTGAGGCAGAGTAATCGACCCAGACGAGGTGCGCTAGACTGAGGATTGGCCACGTTGGACCAAGCCCCATCAGCACGCCCCGCTCTGAGTTGATCACCTCGCCCCACGGATAGGTGAGGAGCTGTGGGCCCGTAAGGGACCGCAGCGCCTCAGCCCAAACAGGAGGGAGGCCCTCCCATCCCAGTATGATCCCGTTAACGATCGCCTCAACAAAGTCAAGGGGCATACGATCGCTAGCGTTCTTCAAGTCTGTGGAGACGACAATCGAGCCGGGTTTCCAGCACGACATCGCCTCCTCGATTGCGGTGTAACGGTCCCCCGCCAGGAACCTCTTGCACCGGCTCTCCTTACGGAGAGCCGCCAAGAGGGCCCGGTTGAGGACCGTACCCGCAACCGAAGCGTGAGCCGGAGGGGCAGAAACGATACGTTGTTTCCACCCCCGTTCGGCCACGCAACAGACCCTGTGGCTAAGGGGGGCCGCGCGCGTCATGTGCGCGGCCGCCCGAGCCACAGGCTGGGATACTGAATTACTTATGATCACCATCGAATCCTCTGACGAGGGGTCGAGGCGATCGAGCAGGGCGTCGAGGTCGGCGGGGCCGACTCCGGTTTCCCGGAGCCAGCCGCGCCAGTCACGGCGGACCTGCTCCCTAGTACCACCCGCCCTCCGACCGCGCCCAACAGACGCGGAAGGGGAAGCAGGCGTGAATTCGTCGATCGGAACGGAGTTCCGAGCGAAGAATCGCGCCACGTACCGGGTGGTCCAGGATAGTATTTCAGGCGGAGTCTTCGCAGGGGACAGCATCGCCGAACGGTGCTCTCGAAGAGAGCGCCGAGCGACGAAACTGTCCCCCTCTGGAAGCGCCCTACCGAGGTAGGACAACTGCTCGAGACCCGACTCCGTTGACAACCAAGGTTGACAACGGAGAAAGAACATCAGCTCCTTAGAAGGGCGAGCGCCGGTGACGGCGCTCATCCGAGCCGAGGAAGCGATGTCCTTCAGGGTCCCCATCAGATGTCCCACCCCAGAGTGGGCCGCTACGCGAAGGAACCAATGGGCGAGGCGGGAGAGACCGACGCGAAAGCCGTTCTCTCTACGCCCCCCCCAACGGATCCGTTCGACGCCCAGAGCGGCGAAGACTGCGAGGAGGGCCTCCCAAGCACGTGACAACGTCACGTGTTGGGCGACAGGAATGAGGGGTAATTTCAGGGCTGCGTGCACTTCCTTACGGAAGTGCACACGTGGGTGGTACATTCGGAGGAGCCCCCGGACTTTCGTCCGGGTGGAGCCTCCGACCCGAAGTACCGCCTCCGCAGCAGCCCACCACAGGTCGTAGTCCCTAGGGACTATGACTTGCGATGTTTGCTTCAAAGGCG